AAGAGAGCAGGCGGGACTCACACAGCATGAGGTTGCTGAGCAGCTTTCTGTGAGTCAAGCTGCATACAGCAGGTTGGAAAAAGGAGAAGTTGAGATTCCAGTATCAAAGTTGTTTGTGTTGAGCGAGCTTTATGGGATTTCGCTACACAGTTTGGTGGATGGCATTTAGGCGTTGTAGACCTCGGTGTGCCAGACGACTGCACCGGAGGACAGCAGGCGTTCTTTGATTTCAGCTGCTTCGTGGACGGGGCACAGCAGGGTTTGGGCGCCGGCGTTGTTCCAGAACCAGAGGCGGGTGTAGGCGTGCTCGGGCAGCTTGGCCGGTTTCACGTCGCTGTCCTGCACACGGGCTCGGGGAACTGAGCTCATTGTGTGGAGGTCAGCTCAGCGGTGTACCGAAGGGGCGCTGGCGCAGGGCAGCTTTGCGGGCGGCGCGCTCGGGGGCCAGGGCGCGGTAGAGCTGCGCGGGCTTAAGGCCGAGATTCTTGGCGCCTTGTTTGTGCAAGCTCGGTTGCTGCTGGACCACCTGTTCCATCACGCCGCGTTGGAAGGTGTTGGCGTTGGCGGTGAGCACGGCGCGCGTGATGCCGGGGATGCGCGGTTGGTCAGCGCCGCTGACGAAGCGAGAACGAGGGCGGCGGTCCGCGTCGAGCAGTTCCGCTTCGAGCACGTCGTAGTAGCGCTTGATGGCGAGCTCGTAGTTGTCCCAGGAGCGGTGGTAGTCCTTGGCTTGGGTTGCGATGTTGGAGAGGACGCCTTGGTAGTCCCGGGTGAAGGAGCGCAGACCGAAGTACTCGGGTAGCCGCCTGAGGTCGGCCATCAAGTTTTCGACGCCGTCTTTGTTGTGGATGCGGTGCGGCGCGTCATCAATCTGGGTGGAGAAGCCGAAGTCCACGAGGGCGACGCGCTTGGACTTCTCGTTGACCATGAAGTTGCCGCCGTGGATGTCGCCGTGGGCGATGCCTTCGGTGTGGAGCTTGCGGAATTCGCGGGCGAGCTTGAGGCGAATGATCAGCGGTGCTCTGCTCAGGTCGCCGGACCCGCCGTAGACGTCGGCGATCTCGCGGTAGCCCTTCATGTGGCGAAGGGTCAGGGTGTGGGTGCCGTCCTTGGTGTAGTTGATGGCCAGGGGCTCGGGGACGTTGACGCGGGCGGTGTGCGCCTTGCCCAGACGGTCGAACTCCCAGCCCGGATCGGCGTCTTCGTCCTCGTTGCGGAAGACCTTGATGCCGTATTTCTCGGAGGTGTGGACGAAGTAGGTGCCGAATGCACCGGCCCCGGCTTGGCAACGCGGATTGGGGATTGCCGCGTCAAATTTCGCCGGGGCTTGGATCTTTCCCAGGCCACCTCCGCACTCGGCGTTGAGGTCGGCGAGGCGGCGGGCGTTGATGCGCTCCTGGACGTCCCATTTCTGGCCCGTGGCCAGGGCCTCGTCGATGAGGCGCTGGTTCTCCTCGGGAGAGATCTTTGGGGTGTTCCGTGGGTTGTCGGGGTGGCGGCGCCACTCCTCCATGGACATGAATTTCTTGGCGATGGCGGCCCCTCCTGCGATGGCACCGGCGGCGAGGGCAATCTTGGCAGCGGTGCGCAGGGCGGATCCACCCCGGGGTGCAGCGGATTTGCTGCATTTGTGGGACTTGGGAATGTGCGAAGCGCCACAGGGCTTACCCGCCGCGCCCTCGGGAGCGTCGGTGCGCGCTAGGCCGCGGGCTTTCCCGGCGGAAGCGCAGCATCGCGGCGCAGGCGGGCGGGGTCGATGTGGGCCGACGGGATGAACTGCAGCGTGGCGCCGTCTTTGCGCTCGGGGAAGCGGGGTTTGCGGTAGCCGGGCTCGGTGCGGCGGCGCAGGGCTTCGAGAGTGAGGTTGTGACGGCGCATCCCACCTTGGACACCGGAGCGTTTCAGCGCACGCTTGGCTTCGTTGAACGCCCTCGGGGTCAGGCGCATCGAGGGCTCGGGGGCGGTGGCGCGGTGGACGGCCGCGGTGACGGCGTGCTGCGCAGTGCGGCGAAGTGCTGCAGGGCTGGCGAGGATCGCCTGGCGGCTGCCCTTCAGTGTCAGGGCGGTGACGGCACCGGCGGTCAGGCCGGCGGCGATGGCTTTGCCGGTGGGGAAGGCGCCGCGTTTGTGGCAGGTCTTGCCCCGGGCGATGTGGCCCTGGCCGCAGGCCATGCCGTCGGCATCGCGGCGGCTGGTCTTGCCGGAGCACTTCCACTTGGCCCGGGACAGGCAGAGCGGGGTGTTCTTCTCGGCGCCGGAGCAGTCGTAGCCCTCGGATTTCATGTCACCGAAAGAGCGGGCGCAGTAGCGGTCCCCTTTGTCGGTGCCGGGGGCGATGCGGTAGCCCTTGGCGCCGTAGCGGATGCGGTTTTTGCGGCCGGTCTCGGGGTTGGTGACGACTTTGGTGTACTTCTTGTCGTCCTCGGTGTCCTTCTGGGCCCTGGGCTTGGCGGCGCCCGAGGAGGCGGGAACGCAGTTGGGCACCTCACGCTTGCCCTTGCGTTTCATGCCGACTTGGACGTAGCCCTCCCAGCAGGCGTCGATGCGGACGGTGGCCGGGGTCAGGGCCATGGGTCAGATGGCGAGTTGGTCGAGCTCGGGGGAGAAGCCGGCGGCGTAGACGGAGTCGCGTTTCATAGAACGGACACCGCTTGCGCGCATCCGGGCTCCTTGGTACATGCGTTGTGCGCCTCGCTTCACGTTCGCGACACCGCCGGCGCGCTTGAAACCAGCGACAGCTCCGAGTGCAGCTTCTTGCCCGACACCGAAGGCAGCGAGCTTGCCTGCCTGGCTTGCAAACTCACGCGAAAGCCGCTTGTTGCCTTGACGTGAAGCCCGAGAAGATGCGGCCAAACTGGATGCAGCGTGACCCAAGCTGACATTGCGAATCCCTCTGGAAATTTCTCCAAAGTTCCCAGAAATTGCGCCGCGAGCAACCTGACCAAAGCCTTCTGCTACTGCTACCCCCGCGCCAACATTTGCTGCAAATTCACCAGCACGTTTGATTTTATTACCTAAACCTTGCGTTGATCCTGCAGTTTTCCAAAACTTCTCAGTTTTGGCATGGCTTTTACTTAGATCTCTCAGAGTCGGTTGCGAAGCAGATTGTGCAGCCCCCTTGGTGCATTTCTCACCAGCAGAGATGGAGCCTTTGCCGCACTTGAGGTCCAGGCGCTCAGCGGCGTCCAGCCGAGCGCGGATGTAGGCGCGGGAGCGGTGCTGGATGCCCAGGTCGCAAGCGGCGAGGTACTCCTGGGGGCTCAGGGCGTCGTTGCGGTCCATCTTTTTGCCGTAGCCGCCGCAGTTGCCATCGCAGGAGGCTTTGCCCCCGCAGCCGCACTCGGCGTCCATGGGCTGCTTCATGCCGTAGCCGTCAGCTGCCGGGGTGGTGTGTTTGGCGTTCTTGGCGCTGCGCTTGCGGCTGTGCTTGGCCTTCGGGGCATCATCGGGTTCAGAACCCTCGCGGACCTCTTCAGCCGGCGTTTCACCCATCTCGTGGGCTTTGCCTTCACCGGGCTCGAGTTCGAGGGGCGGGCGCTTCTTAGCGGCGGGCATGGCAGGCAGGGCGCGTCCGCCCAGGCTGGATAAGCCAGGCTACGGAGGTTGGTTAGAGCGGGATCGGCGCGATCTGCTCGAAGACGGCGGCCTTGTTGAGGTCGATGCCTTCAAGGCGGGAGCGCTGCAGGGCTTGTTGGACTTCGCGGGCGTGCCGGCCTCGGGTGGCGGCGTAGTCCTTGTCCATGGCGGCTAGGTCCGCATCCCAGGGGGCCAGATAACAGCGGCAACGCGGGTGCAGAGGGACCTTGATCTCCGGGCGGCGGTAGATGTTGCCCGCCCTCGGGGCGCAGATCGGGCAGGCGCGGTCGTCTGCGGTGGCGTAGTAGAGCACCAGATCGATGCCCTGCGCGGCGTAGTAGGTGTTCGAGGCGTCGTTGTAGGCACGCAGGGCTTCGGTGCGGACGATGACGTCGGCGCGGGACTTGACCACACCCAGGCGCAGGCGCATGTCCTGGACGATGGCGTCGGTGGCGCGGCCCTCGGCGATGCCGGAGGCGACGACCTCGGCTGAGGTTTCGGCGAAGCGCTCACCGTGTTTGCGCAGGTAGCCCTTGGCTTGGGCAGCGGCGGCCACCGTGGCCTGCAGGGGGATGGAGACATCGAGGCGCGGGCGCTCGGGGGCCATCTGACCGGTGAGTTCACCGGCGACCTCGATTCCACGGGTGCTGGCTTCTCCAAGCAGGGTGCGCAACACGCGGTCGTAGGCGTCGACGCGGTCCGGGCGGTACGCGGGGACGAGTTGCCGGAACTCTTGGAGCAACGCCAGGTTGCGCGATGCAGGATCTGCATAGCCCGCGCTCATGTGCAGCCGGGTGCGGCGCACCAGGCGGTTGAAGGATTGATCGAGGACGCGGTTCAGCAGCCGCAGCGTGCCGTCCTCGGTGGTCCGCAGGAGCTGGTTGTAGCGCTCAATCAGCTCCACGTTGTCTGCGCTCAATCAGGCGGCGGGCCTCGCGCTGGGCGGCGGCGCGGGACATGCCTTCGTTGCCGGGTCGGCCCAGGATGTCACGGGTGAGCTCGCTCAGGTTGCGCAGACGCTCTGGAGCGCGGCCGGTGGAGGGGGCACGGCGGCTGAGGCGGGGGAAGCCGTTCTCGTTGAGGATGCGGAATGCAGAATCTGCATCGGGCAGCTCGGTGCTGCGGCTGATCTGCTGCGCCACACGGCGGGCGGTGCCCTCGCCGATGGTGAAGTCGTTGTTCAGGCGCATCACACGGGTGTGGTAGTGGTTGCGCAGCAGCAGATCGGCGTGGTCGCGGCTGAGGATCTGCGTCGGCTGGTTGGTGGTGCGGCCGACGTAGCGGGCCAAGCCGGTCATGCCATCGCCGAAGGGTGAATCGGAGGCGGCGGCGTTGCGGCGCATGCCCTGGGCGACGCCCTCGAAGTAGGTGTCGAACTGGGAGACCAGCGAGCGGCGCAGGCTGCGGGCCTCACTGGTCATGTTGTTGCCATTGATGGCCGAGCGCATCAGGCGGTGGGCTTCGACGCGGGCTTGGTTGCGCTGCCCGGCGGAGAGGCCGGCGAAGCGGGAGCTCAGCGTGCTGTCACCGACCTCGCGGATGTAGCGGTTGACGTCCTCGGTGCGGATGCCGCCGTCAGGGCCGACAAAGCGGCGCAGGCGCATGTCCTGGCGCAGGGTGTCGCCCCATCCGGAGAGGCGCTCGGCCAGCTGCGTGTCCACCAGAGCGTTGCGCGCAGCGGTGGAGAACTGGCCCTGGCTGCCGACGGCACCGGTGCCGCGCAGGCCGAACTGCGAGACCAGGAATTCGTTAGCGGCGTGCTCGGAGAAGATGCTGCCTCGCTGGCTGCCAGCGCGGGTGCCGGGGCTCTTGGCGCCGTAGAGGGCTTGGACCGCCTCCTGTTTCCAGGTGTCGTAGCTGAGGCCGCCGGAGCGGGCGCGGTTTTGCAGCGTGTCCAAGCTGGCGCGCAGGTTGCTGGCTTCGTAGTCGGCGGCGTTGGGGCGGAAGCTCAGCGGGCCGATCCGGCCGAGGTTGCCAGCAGCAGCGGCCTGCGTTGCTTGGATACGGGAGCCGCGGGTGACGGCCGTGGCGATCTCGGCAGCGGTGCCCACCGCAGCGGCGCGGCGGGAGGCGCGGACTGCGGAAATGCCGGGGACCCGGTCGAGAACGGAATCCACGGCGCGGGTGGCCGCGCTGTCGAGCTGGGCGCCGACACCGTTGCGGTAGGAGGGGAAGCCGCGTTTCAGGCCGGCGTGGGCGCCGAGGCCCACCAACGTGACCCCGAGCACGGCCATCACCGGGGTGCTGGCGGCGGTGAGCTGACGCTTGAGCTGTTTCTTCTGTTCGAGGTTGTCGCCGGGCGTCAGCTTGACGGCGCCACGGATCAGGGAGTTGCGCCCTCGCTGGACACGGGAGGGGTTGAGGGTGACGACGCCGCGGGCGAGATCCTTGGCCCCGCGTTGGATCGAGGCGATGCCGGCCAGCGGGTCGGTGCGGTGGGCTTGGAGCTCTGAGTTGGTGCCTTGGCCCTTGAGCCGGCAGTCCCAGTTCGGGGGGATGCAGCGCCCACCGCATTTGACGTTGGGTGGGTTGCAGTCGACGCCGCGGGTCTTGCCGGTGCGGGTGGCGCGGGGGCCTCGCAGGTCAGTGCGCTGCTGGGCTGCCAGGTAGGCCGCGGTGCGGATGGTGGCTTGCTCTTGGCTGTCCATCAGTACGCCTCCCAACCGGCACGCAGGGCTTCGAGTTCGCCCTCGGGAACTGGGGAGAGCCCCGCCACAGTCTGCCGAGGGAAGAAAGTGGCCACCGCGCTGCGGGCGGCGCGCATCGAAGCGAACCCAGTGGCGTAGGGCCCGTCGACCAGGGCGCCGTCGCAGGCGAAGCGGGCGCGGTAGAGCTTGTAGGTCCGGGCGCGATTGGGCCCGAAGATCATCAGCGGGGCAGCGGCGGTGGCGTCGGTGCGCTGGCCGTCGGGGCCGACGAGGTAGCCGGCGCGGATGTCGCCACTGCGGTGCGTGACTTGGATGCGCAGGCCCTGGGCTTCGTAGCGGTCGAAGGCGTCGGACTTGGTGTCCGCGCTCGGCTGCGGGGAGTCGTCCTCGGGCTCTTCGGGCTCTTCGGTCTCAGGGGGTTCAGCAGCAGCGGGGGCGAGGGCGGCTTGCTGTTGTGCCTCGTAGCCCAGCATCTGGCTTTGGAACGAGGCGTCCGTCGTCGCGATCAACTGCTCGGTCACCGCCGGGTTGAGGGTCGTTTGGATGCTGTACTCGGTGCCACCGAAACGGGCTTCGCGCACCTCCAGGGGGTTGAGGACGCCGAGGTTGATGTACTGGGCGTCGACCTGGGCCATCTGCAGACGCAGGGCGGCGCCCTCGGCTTCCGTTTGCGTGAACACGCTGGGGAAGTGGACCGACCAGGAGCGCGGGGCGCGGCCGCGGGTGGGCCCTTCTTTGGACAGCAGGATGTACTGGAAGACTTCGGTGATCGGAGTGCGGCAGTAGACCTCCTGCCACTGCTCGACCAGGGAGGCCCAGACCCGCTCCTCGAAGCGACCTTCTTTGCCCAGGCCGCCGGGGCTGTCGCCCATGAGGATGGAGGCGGGCCAACCGGTGGCGGCTTGGAGGTCTTTGACGAAAGGCTCGGAGGCGCTGGCGATGTTGCCGAGCGCGCGGTTCAGGAAGCTCAGGTCCTCTTCGGTGTCGACGACCATGCCGCCGTAGACGCTGCGGCTGAGGCTGTTGGCCTCCAGGCGCTTTTTGAGGTCGCTCTCGTTGCCGGAGGCGATGCGCTGGAACAGGCCGGGGATCTTGTGGACAAAGAGGTCGGCATCGGAGGTCATGGTCTCCAAGCCGGCCATGGCGGACTCGTAGCGCTTGTAGGCACCCCAGATCAGCTCGAGGACGGACTGACCCCAGCCCGTGTTACGCACGCGGACGTTCCAGGGGAGGTAGAGCCCATCGAAGCGCGCCACACGCGAGGAGTGGATGCGCAGGTTGACGTAGCTCTCCTGCTGATCAGAGGTCAGGCGCTGACTGGTGGTGATCCGATAGTGCGATGGCTTGGAGTAATCGGTGATCGTGAAGTCCTCGGGGATGAGGGCGTGCCGCGAGAGCGGGACATAGCCCCGGATGGCCCGGATGCGCTCGACTTCCACGGGCTCGGACGGATCCAGACCGTCGTCGATCAGCAGGACAAGGCCCGCACCGCCGTAGAGCCGTTGGAGCTTGACGACCTCGGAGAGGGCTTGGTGGAATTGCGTCGCCTTCAGGTATTCCTCGAACCCGGTGATGAGATCGTTGGCTTGGGCTTCGTCGTCGCCACCGATGTTGATCGTGGTGCGGTGGCGGAGGATCTCATCGGCGATGCAGTCGACGTAGCGACGGGGGATGCCGTGGGCATAGAGGGCTTCAAGTTCTGCTTCTCCAAGGAAAGACTTTGAGCCTATAAACGTAGAAACTGTCTTATCTCGTGCAGGAACTCCCATTCCTGTGAGAAGGTTTACGAGTGCCCCGTCGTTCCGGAACTCTTCAGTAGGTGCGCTCGCCACGACGGTGAAAGGTTGGGAGTTCTGTCTAAATCTTATGGAGGGAATTCTAAATCTTTTCGGATTGGCGAAGATTCATGTTTTTGATGCGAAAACTTGAGGTTGCGAGGCGCGAATTTGAGTCTGCGATCCGAGAATTTGCAATTTCTGCCGATAATTCAGCTTTTGGACTCAAAGTCTGCGGGGTCAGGGATCGCGCTCGGGGGTTCGTAGCCTGGGACAGCAGCCTTGCGCGGCATGTTGGACCATCACATCGATGGATCCCTCCTTTGCTCAAAGCGCACGGCCAAGCTGAGATTTCGTCAGGGGATCCTGGACTCCTGGGGTGGGGCGTGCGCGTACTGCGGCGCTCCGGCGGGGACGTTGGATCATGTCCGGGCTCGGCGGCGCGGGGGCGCCTCCGTGCAGCGGAATCTCGTCGCGGCCTGCGCCTGCTGTAACCGGGCCAAGGGCTCGGAGGAGTGGACGATTTGGTTCCGGAGTCAGGCGTTTTGGGACAACACTCGGGAACAGCGGATCTGGTGGTGGACGCAGGGCCCTCAGGATCTACCCCTCAGCGCTTAAGTCGTTGATCAGGGCGTAGTCCCCGATGATGCGGAGCGCGGCTTCGTTGTAGACGCGGGCGGCCTCGAGCTCGGTGGCGAAGTTGCCGAGGTAATAGCGCTGGCCCTTGTGGGTCAGGCAGACGCGGTAAGGATGGGTCGGGGTGCCCTTGGTGACGCCACGGAACCGCGAGAACTTGCCCGGGCGGAGCGGGCGATTGGCCTGGGACAGGTAGAACTCCCGGTCGCTGATTTTCCTGCGGTAGTAACCCGGCATCTCAGATATGGGCGAAGAAGCCGGCGGTGTTGGGCACCTCTGGGATGAGGTGGCAGGCGAACGCTAGTGCCATCACTGTGTCGTCGTGGGCGCCGGAGGCGGCTTCACGTTGGCCGGATTCCTTTTGCTGGAAGGCGCGGAGCTCGTCGCTGATTACGCCCTCGGGGAAGATCAGCTCGTCGTGCTCCATCAGGAAGAGGATTCGATCCGTCGCCACTGTTTTACTGGCGCGGCTGGTGTTGAAGGTTTCGATAGCGTAGTTGGGCAGGATGTTGGATAGCGCCTCCGCGATTACGGCGCCCATTGCCTGCTTCTCCACGATTACCCGCTCCGGAAGGTAATCCTCGATGAGGCTTTTTACATGTTTCAAGCTGTACTCGGTACTGCGGCCGTTCTCGCGGTACATGCCCACGACCTCGTAGGGCTTTTCGGTGATGTCCAGGACGAGCGCTGTGAAGTAGTCGTTGCCGCCGGCGTTGGGGTCGATACCGATCACGTAGGTGCGGCCGACGGAGCCACACTCGCGCCAGTGGCCGCGGGCGGCGCGGCGCACCAGGTCGCTGGGGAACACTTGCGTGTCGGTGGCGCCGAACGCCAGCTCGTACTCGGAGTCCCATGCGGCCTGGGTCATCCGGCGCGACTCGCGGGTGCTGCGCGCCCAGTCGGGGTCGTGGCCGTAGATCGGGTGCTGGCTGTAGTGGATCGCGACGCGGTTCCAGGAGTCGTTGACCTGGGCGAGGCGGGCGTTGAGTTCGTTGACCCGCCGGCGCCGGACGTACTCGTACCAGTCGGCTGGCGTGCCCTGGTGCCAGAGCTGGCCGAACCAGTCGAGCTCGGTGTCTGGGGTTGAGGTGACGATCACCTTGGCCTTGTCGCCCACCATGGACAACGTGGGCATGGCGCCCCGGTAGATCTCTGCTGCGCCGTCAAGGAAGGCGCCTTCGTCCATGAACAGGACCGAGCAGCTGGGGATACCGCGGGCAGCTCGGGGCGATGCGGGCAGGAAGTAGAGCGTGCCGCGACCTTCGATGGCGATCTGGGTGTTGCTGTCTGTCAGGTAGCGGATGGATTCGCCCTCGATGCTGTTGGCCATGGCGCGGACGCGGCGGCCGAGCTCGGAGGCGTCCTGCTGAGTCTTGGAGAAGATCACGGCAGCGAAGCCGCGCTCGGTGAGGGCCCGACACAGGAGGTAGGAGCACACCGTCTCGGAGGCGCCCATCTGGCGGGACTTGTTGATGATCGTGTTCGGGTGCTCGTTGATCGAGCGCACGAGCTCGACTTGGTAGGGGTAGGGGTCGAAGGGGGCGACGGTGCCGCCGGTGCGGATCCAGGTGCGGCGCGCGAACGACGGCCAGTCCTCGACGCCGGGGAGCTTGGTGACGCGCTGGCCGGGGTCGAAGTTGGCGGAGCGGGCTTTGCGCTTGGCCAGCTCGAGGCGGAGCTTTTCGGCGCGGCGCTGGAGTTGGGCGAGGGAGGCGGTCACTCGTCCTCGGGGTCAGCGGATTTCAGCAGGTCCAGGTCGTCGTCGGCCTCGGTGACGGTCTCGGCTGGGATCTGCATCAGGCCGTAGATCTGGTGCTCCAGGTCGGAGACCGTGCGCTCGAGGAGCTTGCGCTCTTGGTAGGCGGCGGCGCCGTTGAGCAGGGCGCGGGAGGCGGCGATGCGGTCGCTGGCGCGGGCGTTCTCGTCGTTCATGATCGAGGTGAGCGTCGCGATGGCCTCGGGCATCAGGGCGACGTTGCGCGATTCGGAGCTGTCGATCAGCTCCTGCTGCATGTTGTAGATGGCGCGCTGGACGGCGGGGCGCTTGCGCCAGTTGTAGAGGGTCTTTTCGGCGATGCCGAGGGCGCGGGCCACTTCGCGGCAGGTTTTGCCGCGGGCTAGGAGGTCGGCAGCGAGGCGCTCGTTCTCGCGGAGGCCGTCAACGATGTTGGGATTGCGCGCGACCATGGCCGGATCGTTACTGGTGGAAACGGGTGTTTACCGCTTCTGGGCACAGCGTAACCAGTTCAGGACAGGTTGAAAATGGGGCCTAGGGATCGGGGCTTGGGGGCTTGGTGGCGTAGTCCAGGGCGGCGGCGAACTCGTACAGGGAGCGGTGGTCGAAGCGCTCGATGTCGCAGGCGATGGCGTGGCGGGCGGCGTCGGTGATGGCGGTGATCACTGCGCTGATGCCGGCGTGCTCGGGGGAGGGGTGCGCGCCGGTGGCGTGGGTTGCGCGGGTGTAGGTGTCCACCAGCGCGTCGAGGTCGTAGCGCGGCTCAATCGGCGGCATGGGCCTTGGTGATGGTGTTGATCACCGAGGCGACGATCGCTTCGAGGTGGGGGCGGGGGACGCCGGAGACGGTGCGTGCTGCGTTGAATACCGCTGCGGCATAGGTGTCCGTGGAGATGGGGCCCGGCGCTGCCGTGCCAAGGGCGCGTTCTCGGATCAGTTGGCCGCGGGTGCTGTTGAGCTGGGTGGCTTCGCGGTCCAGCCGATCGCGTTCTTCGGGGCTCAGGTAGACCTTGACTTCGGTGCGCGGTGCGGCCATTGGATGGGGTGATGGTCAGAGGGCAGATGACGACTGAACTTGGGGCTGGTTATGTCATCGCGGTGGCCTCCAGCTCGGCGGCGATGGCCATCAAGATGCGTCGTTCGCGTGTGCAGTAGAGAGCGGCAGCTCGCAGGACAGCAGCAGCCGTCAATTCGTCCTCGATTGGTGCCAACTGGTAGGCATCCAAAATTGCCTGCGCGGCAGGGGAAAGGTCAGTCATCGAGTTGCTCCAGTTCGTCGGCGATGGCAAGGAGTTCATCGGCATCGCAAGTCCATACATCATTTCCGCGATGCTGTTGAGTATGCGCTACAGCAGAACGGATGGCCTCGCCAAGCATCTGACGCACAAGTCGTTCAAATGCGGGTCCAGAAAATTCCATCGCTCTTTCAAGGACGCCTTGCGCGGCGGGAGAAAGATCAGTCATCGAGTTGCTTCAGTGCGCGACGGACAACGTTGACAACATCTGCGGATAAGCGGTCATCCGCAACAGCGGCGTCAAGCGCCAGCAGCGCCTGCTCCTTCAAGCTCGGCGGCTTGGGGCGGCGGGCGGCGCGAATCTTATCGGTAAGCGATTTGCTGCCTAAAAAGCTCACCTCAGTCAGGCACGCCTCCAGCTCTTGGTCTGCGCCCCATTGGGCGGCTACGACGCAAAGGTGTTTCTCTCTTTCTGGATTTTTCCAGCCCTCAAAAACAGCATCGGTCATAGCAGTTCGCCACTGCTGCACCAGCTCCGGCGGTGGGGTGATGGGGTGGGTCATTGCGCGGCCTCCAACTCAAGACGCTCGGCCATGTTGCGATAAACAAGCTCGGAGCGCATCCACGCCGCGACTTCGCGGATTGCGGCGCGGGCTTCTGACCAGCGCGCGACTTCGCTATCTCGGGAGATGGCAAGAACGACTCGCTCCACCAGCGAGGTGTCGGGCTTGTTGGGCCGTAGGAGCTCGGCGACTTGGTCGAGCTGCTTGCGGCTGATCCAGTCGAGCTCGGGTTTGGCGTTGGCTTCCAGTGCCTCGAGGCGCTTGATGATCGAGTTCAAGCAGAAGTGCGTGCTCGTGGAGTCCTCGTCGGCGTCGACTTCGAGTGCTTCGACGCGGCAGCGCAGCTCAAGAATGCAGGCGGCGTCGCCGTCCTCGGCTGCCCAGTGCTCCTGGTAGGCCCATTGGTCGGGGGTGGCTCGGTAATCGCGCATGGGGCTAGGCAACGAGCTTGGCGAGGTGTTTGCGGAAGTGGGCCCACTTGATGTGGACGGTGCGGTAGCGCCAAGTGACGGTGCCGGCGGGGGCGACGATCTCGGCGTGTTGGATGGTTTGGAAGTGGTGGCCGCAGCTGGGGCAGTCGCGGCGACGGCAGAAGTGCCCTTCGGTGGTGCGGTTGGTGCGGGTGACGTCCGTGACCAGACAGCCGCACTCGGGGCAGGGAGGACCAATGCGATTGACGGCCATTACTCGTGCCAGACGTCAGGGGCGTAGGGCGAGGCGGTCGGGGCTAGGGGGCTGGTGGCCCAGCGGGTGGCGGCACCGAGGGCGAGGCCCAGGGCTAGCAGCAGCAGTGTTCGCTTCATCAGAACTGGGTGAGGTAGATGGTGGCGGCGAGCATTCCCACCAGCCAGGTCAGGCCGAAGACGACAACGGGTGGCATGGCTAGGGGCCGGGCTCGTGGAGAAGGTGGTTCCAGCGCAGCAGCTGGGTCTTGCGCTCGTCGATCAGGTGGGCGGAGCTGACGATTGAGCAGGGGCCGCCTTTGGGAAGGCAGATGCGGTAGCAGTCGTGGCCGTGGATGTCGACGAAGTAGTCGACGGTGAGGTCGTCGGGGCTCATCCCAGCGGCGCCTCGTCTGTGCAGGGCTCGTTGCCGTAGCCGATCCAGAGGCCGGTGTAGGTCTGGTGCGCTGGGTGCGCGGGGTCGTGGCGGCCGTCCTGCTCGTAGAGCGCGTCGAGGCGGTCCTGCCGGGCTTGTTGGATCAGGGGGTTGCAGCCGGGCATGAAGCGCCCGGGTTGAGTGTTTGTCTCGTTCATGAACTGGTTGGTTGGGCGCAAAGGCTAAGGGGTTGGGGCGGGGTTGTCAGCACGCTGTTTGGACACGCAGGAGGCGTTTGAGGCGGCGGTTGAATGCCTTGGCACGCGCTCGGTCGTAGCTGGTCAGGTGGTAGTGGTTGCACCAGGGACAGAGGTAAGGCGTGGCTAAGAGGCCAGCGCGTTTGACCAGGGTGTTGGCCTCGGCGCGGGTGGTGTAGGCGGCTTTGGTGGGGCAGATCTGACGGGCCTTCGCCAGGAAGGCGCCGTCGTCGAGGTCCATGGGGTTGGTGTGGACGAGGGTCACTCGGCGTCGGCCTCGTCGAGGGCAGCGCGCTCGAGGCGGACGGAGTCGCCGGCGTGGGCCAGGCTTTGGGCGAGGTTGCCGAGGGCTTCGAGGAAGGGGCCGATGACGGGGGCCAGGGCGAAGCTGTAGGTCTCGGTGAGGCGGAGGGGGTCAGGACGGGTCATGGAGGTTGGGCATTGAGTAGGTGCCGACCGGAACGAAGCGGGCGTTGAAGCCGCGATTGCGAAGGTTGGCGTTGGCTTTGAGGATCTCCTGGGCAGTGGCGTAGGTGGTGTACAGCGCTATGCCGGTCTCGATTTGCATGAGTTCATACGCAGCAAAACCTCCCATGGAGATGTCCATGTCGAAACGGCTGCCGTAGGGCGCGGGCTAATTGGAGAAGGGGCGGGGCCTCCCAGCAGGGAGTGCAGCGGCCTCATCCAGTTTGGCGAGCCCCGATAGGGGGCAGTTGTTAGGACGGGGGGCTGGAGCGGAGCAGGTACTGGAGGTCACAAGGACCCTTGTCAGTACTGGGGTCGTCACCCGGGAGAAGTTCCAGGCTGTTCAGGAGAGTGAGCAGGTACTGGTCCATGCGGGCGAGGTGGCAGGCGGTATCGAGCCACTCAGGATCGATCTCGTCTTCCTCGTCGAGGCGCACGGCATTGGCGAACATCACGGAGTTGTTGAAGCTGCGCCAAAGCACGAGGACGAACCCGACGAACTGCTGGAGGGTGCGATCGGTGAGCGCGCCTTTGGTCAGTTCGGTGTGCAGGAGGCGCACCAGCTTTTGGTTGCGGGGCTCGAGCTCGTCGAAGCGGGGGTAGAGCTCCCGCAGGGAAGGCTCGGACAGGGCCTCGAAGAGGGCTTCGGGGGTGTCGGGGATCTGCATCGGGCTGGCCCGGCTGTCCCAGGCTAGGGGGGAGGTGGTTGGCGGGCGCGGGGGCCCATGTGAGAATGGTTGGTGCATGGTTAGTTGCACAGCGCTGACCGTGTGGATGATGTGCCCTGGGGGTGAGAGCCCGGGGCTTTTCTTTGGCGAGGCAATTAGCCCAGATGCTCTGCGACGCGCGCTCGGGTGAGCTCAGCTCGCCGGCGAAAAGAGTGGCCACCGACGTTGGTCTCAGCGAGGAAGGCGAGGTTGCCGGGCTCGGGGCTGCTGAGAAGGCGGTCTAGAGCGTCGTAAATGATCAGGAGTTCGTCGTCGGTTAGTTCGAGGGCGGTAGTCAGCGACATTCGGTTACACCTTGCGCACGCGGTAAGTAACTAGTTCAGCACCGGCCGCGTCCATTTCTTGGATGGTTAGCAGGCCGCGGTTGAAACGGTCACGGTCGGGGCGATCAAGGTGAGGCATCGTCACCTCGCTGACGACGTCGGCGTAGGCCGCCATCCAGTAAGGGACGATGCCGTAAACATGCTTGTGGACTACATCTGAGGGGGTTGCGTATTCCAAGACAGGGGCATTGATGCCCTTGTCGTGAAGCCATGCAACCAGCGACTCGTTCTTGGTGACGATGAGCGCGTCGGACATGATTTCGAGTTGTATACAAGGAATCTACAAAGGGTGCGCGGGGCCCCCGTGCGGGCCTCACACGAGGGCGAGGCAGGCTTCGCGGGCGCGGGTGATGCGGCGGGCACCGGCGCCGCCCCAGAGGGATTCGAGGCGGACGCGGGCGCGCTCGGTTTCGTCTTTGGCGCGGCCGGCGTCGTGGGTCTCGAACTGGGTGATGGCGTTGAACAGGCCGTAGGCGGAGGTGGCGCACCCGGGGAGGTCGCGGATGCCGAAGCCGGTGGAGCCGGTTAGGTGGCCGCGGATGATGCCGACCTCGGGGAGGTCGTTGAGGGTGCGGTCACGCTTGTCGCCGGTGCTCTTGTCCTTGATCGGGTCGGCGAGCTTGTCGGCGTAGGTGGCCTCCAGGATGCGGCGGGCGAGCTCGGGGGTGAGGGTGAGCTTGGTGAGGTCGCGGAGCTCGTCGAGGGACTTGGCGAAGGAGCGGCGTTCGAGGTCGATCAGGCGGGGCAGGTTTTCGGCGAAGCGGGTGACGGAGGCGGTGTGCTTCATGCGTAGGCCGCTGCCTTCGCGGGTGGCAGTGGAGGCGGCTTTGCCGGTCAGGTAGCTGAGCTGGTTGGCGCAGCGCAGGCGGACGTCGGAGAAGAAGACGCCGAAGCCGCTGGAACCGTCGAATGAGTTGAAGGCGTGGAGGTAGCGGCGGACGCGGTCGCCGGGTAGTACTTCGCCCTCGGCCTTGATGGAGGCGGTGGCGAAGACTTTGCGGCCGTCGCGGATGGAGAGGACGTTCTCGATCTCGATGTCCTCGCGCAGGTAGTCGAGGAGGTTGATCAGAGCGTTGTTCTGGACGGGGGTGTAGCCCGAGCCGTGGATGCCGAGGAGCTGTTCGGTGTCGCTGCGGACGATGGAGCAGTGCTCGTGGGATTGGACAGGGCCGTCGGGGCCCATGAAGAAGGCGGGGCGCTTGTCGGCGGTCCAGTCGAGGCCGGCGATGGCGAAGGCTTCGGAGGCGGAGACGTTCTCGGGGACCATCGTGCCGACGCGGCCGATCAATGGGTTGACCTGATAGCCGCGGTCGCGGTAGCGGCCGTAGACCATCGGGCCGCTGCCGTCAGCGGCGTAGGCGGTGGTGACGCGGTTGGTCAGGGTGGTTACTTGCATGGAAAGCAGGTGAGAGACAGCGCAACGCGCTGGTGTGGATGGGTGCGTTGGTGACCGAGGCGCACCCCTCGGGAGGACAAGGTTTCGGCCCTGTTTGCACAACGTAGACGGGATGAGCTGGTCAGTCAACCTGTCTGGGTTGGGTTATAGGTCGGTGTAAAACGTGTCCAGGGCGCGCTCGATGAGGAAAGCTCCGAGGTTTGAGGCGGAGCGGCCTTGGCTGTCGGAGACGCCGAGTAGCCGTTCATGGACGGCGTAGGGGAGGGTGATCGTGATGCGCTGGCTGCAGCGCTTCAGGTAGTCGAGTTGGATCATGGTTCGGTGTTGTCGAGGTGGTCGTAATGCCAGAAGGCGGCGGCCCAAGCGGCGTAACCGTCGTCCTCGGGGAGGGGGAGTTTGTCTAGACGCCAGGCGGATTCAGGGGTCCCATCGGGGGCGATCCAGATCCCGGACTCATGCGTCCAGCCGGCTTGCCAGCGGGTGCGGGCGTAGGGCTCGGGGCGTTGTCCAGGTGTGGTCGCCGGGAATGGGTTCAGTTCCGTAGGTCCAGGTGTCGAAGTCAGGTTCATTGCGTGGGTCAGGCCGCTTGGTGGATGGGGGTAATGGAGCTGTCATGGGCGGTGGGCTCATGCAGGTATTCGATACGGACGTTGTATCGGGAGCCGCTGAGAGTGGTGAATGCGCTCCGCCATTCGGGGTCATCTGTGGCATAGATGCGGTTGTGCCAGGTGCCGTCGTAGCGATACGAGAGCCGGATGTAGCGGGTGGTCATGGGTTAGTACTCGTCCTCGTAGAAGCCGGAGCCGGGGGCGTAGTCGGCAAGGATGTGGGCGAAGGTGGACTCGATGCGGGCCTTGTTGCCGGTGTCGGCGAGGTACCAGGCGCCGGCCAGAGCGCGGCAGAAGCCACCGCCGTGGCGTTCCATCGAGGCGACGGTGCGGTGGAGCTGGGTCGGGGAGAGGTGCAGGGTGACGGGGGTCATGACTCGTTATGGGTGAGGGCGACGTAGTAGGTGGGGGCGTTTTGAGCGATGCCGTGGGATTGCTCCCACTTCTGGGTGACGGAGAGCGCCTGCATGTCGCGCTGGGTTTCGGGGCTGTAGGTCCAGCGGCTGCGGGATTTGAGGACTGCGCGGATGGGGCCGAGCTCGAGGGTTGCGAGCGATTGGTCGGTCATGTGGGTGCGGAGCCAGTCGCGCTCGGTGTCGTAGAGGGCGGTGAGCTCGGCGATTTGGGATTGGAGTTCGGCGGCGCGGGTGAGGTGGCGGCCGACGTCGCCGGTGGGGACGTAGGCGCGTTTGCGCCGGACGCTGGGCGCGGGGGCCCGGGTGATGGTGGTTGTCACAGCGAGAGAGGGATGAGAGGGATGGGCGCTTAGTCCTCGGTGAGGAGTTGGCGCAGGGTGAAGGGGACGCCGCGCTGGGCGTAG